ATCAAAGTGGTTCTACTACTTACGCAATGCCAATGAAGTTACGTTCTAATCTATCTACATATAGAAAAGAATATTCTGTAACTGGTGATGCGGCTAACCAAGCTTTAGTAACTGCACTTATGGATGCTGACGGTAAAGTATATAAAGACTATAAATGGTTAAAATATGCTGAGGCTGAGTATTGGATTCAGTGGTACAAAGAAAAAGAAAGAGGTTTATGGTATGGACAAACTAATAACACTGTAACAGGTGCTAATGGTAGAGTAGCAAGAACAGGTCCTGGAGTTCAGGAATTGTTAGCTGATTCACATATCCATCACTATACTACATTAACTGAAAAGTTAATTAGAGAATACTTATTAGATATTTTCTTCGGAAGAGTTGATATGTCTAATAGAAATATTGTAGCTTATACAGGTGAATATGGTATGTTAGCATTCCACCAAGCTATGATGAATGCTTCTGCTCCTTTCTTAACTACAGATACTAAGTTTATCCAAGGTAGTGGAGACAACTTATCATTCGGTGGGCAATTTGTGAAATACAATGGACCTAATGGAATTACTTTAACATTAAGACACAATCCTGTGTATGATGATAGAGAAATTAATTTCAAAAACCATTCTTCACTTCTTGTTCCTATGGAATCAATGAGATTTACTTTCCTTGATTTCGGTGGTAAAGCTGGAATGAGTAATATTAAATATGTTCATAAAAAAGGCGGTTATAAACTAGGTTACGTTTCTGGTTTACAAACACCGTATGGAGCAAATAAAGGTGGATTAATGAGTAATGCTAAAGATGCTTATACAATGATAGTTCATGATCAATGTGGCGTTCAAATTGATGACGTTACTAGATGTGGTGAATTAATATTGTCTGAGAACTAAGAGCGATTGAATATTAATTAAAAGTAAATAAATGGCAAACATTTTTTTAAAACCTATTATGACTGAAAAATGGCACGGCTTACATAAAGTAGGTCGTACCAAATTTC